TCCCTCTCCATTTGTAACCATGGAGGATTTGGTCCCGAAGAATGACGTTACCAGCAAACTCCGCGACACTGGTGGAAGCTAGTGTCTTTGGTTCACTCACAATGCATCCGAGATTCCTAAGAGTGGCCCGGTACACAAAGTGTACAACAGGGTCAGAGATGACAATGTCATCACCTAGGATCACGTAGCAATCTCTGCTAACTCTGTGCTTATCACATATTCCTTGTAAGAGGATATTGTGAGTAAGTGCAAAGGTAGCAAAGGAAGGACGCAGCCCTAAGGGCTGGCCCCTAGTGAACCTGTGCAAGGAGATGGTTCCGTCTTCTTCCTTGAAAAACCAAGGGCGTCTTGCAAGATCTCCAAAGAGATCCACAAGCTGAGAGAACCGTTGAGTGTCAGAATCCGACTGGAACTTATACCTCCTATGCAGGAGGTCCAGTTGGAGAGGAAGTGGCATGAGGTTGGTGGCGTCGGACATGTCTACAGAGTAGCATGTTTTACCCTCAGCCAGCCACTGCTGGACTCGCAGCACCCCACGTTCCTGGTCGTGAGTACAATCTTGGGGGAAATGCTCTTTCAGATCCTTAAGGATCGTATCGGTCAAAGGCCGAAGCACAGTTTGCCAAATGGCAAATGGCGAGGCAATCCCTCTGAGTTTGTACCCAGGCTCTTGGATCGCAGCGATCTTACCAGCGCACTGCCACACAGTGGCAGATAACAACGATGTGATGTCGTTGATGCGCGGGTTAATCTCCTGCAAGAGGTTCAACGGCACTTGTCCGTTAAACGCCTTGGGGAAACGTCTGACAGCATCCCTAGCGGGATACGTTAGGGCCCAACTCACAAAGTGAGTCACAGGGTCGTTACACGCGCTACTCCTACCTGAGAAGGTTGGAGAGTTTGTGTAATCAGACGTAAGATCAACTGGAAAAGGGCGGCCAGCCCCTTCCACATGATCACTGTCGGAGTACCTAAGCCCGGTAATACCGGACAGGGTGATCTCTGGAATCCAATCAAACCGGGTGTCCATCCCGGTACGATCACAAGATTCCATTGAGCCGAAGAACTTCTTCCTTTGCTTCTCTGTCAAGTTCGGAGAGACTAATCCTGAATACGCCATTAAGACGTTCAGTTTCGCCTCATTCGAAAGACGAGTAGTGCGGAAGATCCAAGACCACACACCGGATGGAAAACCATCACGGTTGTGCTTCACGTTCGGAGCCTTAACAGGTTTCCCTGCCAAGTTGGTAATGAATTCCAGTTTTAAGGCTTTAAGCCTCTCAACTGTCCATTCTGCCCCAGAACACTTCACCCATCGCTGTATATCAGCAATGAGGAGATTCCTTTGCTCTTTAGGAACACCTAGAGAACAGAGACGCTGGCATAGTGCTGCACTTTTCATGATGGTGGTCTTTATTAAAGATTAAACATCGGTGCGACAAACACGACCAGTGCTTGCCCTCAAAGGCGAG